AAGGCCACTCGAAACGGCAAACTTGTAACCAACATTGAGGAGATGAATTCGAGGTACGGACGTATCAATTTCTATATTTCTCCGAAGCTCCTCTACGAAGAAACGGGCTATTTATGGAAAGGAGAGAAACGCTGATGGGAACGATGATACGACCGGAGCTGTCTGAGAAGAATCCCTATTGGATTGAAAAACATCGGTATTACGAGCTTAAGCATTTTTGTCTCCAGTACCCTATCTGGAAAAAAGCATACTTAGCTTTGGACGGGCTGGCCAAGAGACCAACCGATTTAGTTTTGTTTTCAGGTCAGCAGCATCTTGGCGATCCGACAGCAAGATGTGCGGAAGCGAGGATATTTTACTCCGACAGAATGGAATTGGTGAAACTGGTGGCTGAAGAAACCGACGCAGTGCTTGGAACTTATATTTTCCAGGCTGTTACGAATGGCATCTCTTATGACTGTCTGAAAGCTAGATTAGATATCCCATGCTGCAAGGATGTCTATTACGATTTGTACAGACGATTCTTCTGGCTGCTAAACAAGGAGCGTGGTTGATATGAAGATTGTGGATGTTGCGGTGAAAAAAGTTTATCGGTTTAACTGTCCGAATTGTCAAAGCCGGTTAGAAGCAGATAGTCAGGATTTGGAAGACATCGGCGGCAAGGTGATTAAGTTTTTCTGTCCAGTCTGTAGGAAAGAACGTTATATTTCATGGTCTGATTTGAGGAAGAAAATCGTCTATGAAGGCGGGGGTTCGCAGAAATAACAGCTCCCTTTATGAAAGGAGAGTGATATTTTATGAAAATCAAAAATCCATACATAGCAGGGATTATCCCGTGGATTGGCATCTGCATTTTGGGGATTATCGGAACAGAATACCTTATTACAAGACTTTTAAAAGACTGAGCCAGCAATGGCTCTTTCTTTTTATCCTAGCTTAGAAATCCAGTACGCAGGTGACGGAAAAACGTGGTATTTTGATATCTGAAAAATTCCCGGGTGGAAAATTCTGAAAAACATTTTGAAAGGAGAACTCTATGGAACTTGTAATTATCCTCGCAATCGGCATTGTGGTTGGCTCGATTATAACCAGAATTATCATTAGACCTTTGGATATTGGCACTCTGCGGATTGATACCTCCGACCCGGATGGACCATTTATGTTTCTGGAGCTGTCCAAGGACGTAGATACCGTAGCATCCAAAAAGTATGTAATCCTGAAAGTCAACCTCAAAAATTATATTTCGCAGAAATAACAGTTCCTTTTATGGAAACTGATAAAACCAAATGAAAGGAGAAACAAAATGGAAGAAATTCGCAACTTGTTGGATGAGGAGATTAAAGCGGAAATCGAAGCATTATCTTCTCTGTCATTCGGGAGCAAAGAACGTTTGACGGCAACAGAAAATCTGGCAACGCTGTACAAGCTGAGGGTCGATGAGACTAAAACGGCACTGGACTTTGAGGAGAAATCGGAAAATCGTAAAAACGATGATGAATTCAAGAAGAACCAGTTAGCCGAGCAGGTCAAAGACCGATACTTCAAGCTGGGTATAGCCGCGGCTGAGTTGGTGCTGCCGTTGATGTTCTATGCGGTATGGATGCGCAGGGGATTTAAGTTCGAGGAGAACGGAACATACACCTCAACAACATTCAGAGGATTATTTAACCGTTTTAGACCCACAAAGAAATAAGGAATTTGAAAGTTTCAGAACGAGAGGACGTGTGAAAAGCATGTCCTTTTCGTTTTTTCTTCGTGATTTTTACAGCCCCTATTATGGAAAGGAGATGCAAAAGAGCTCTTTATCTCTTGACTTAATACAGAGAGTAACCGTACAATAATACCGTTACTTTCAGATTATCAAGGAGGTAATGACTTTATGAGCCAAAAAATTATCAGACCCGAAGGTATGGAATTGGTAGAATACCTGAATAACGGGTATGCGATTTGCAACAAATGTGGGGCTGTAATGGAACGCAGGGAAAATCCAAACGGCGGATGTGATATTTACGCCTGCCCATTATGTGGATGGGAAGTAGATGAAATGGAGTATGAGTACGAAGATGACGAAGAAGTGGAATGGACATCAAGCGTACATAAGAGTTATGGAGGCGATATTCCGCCGGCGGGATGCAGAGCCTGTGGAGGTCCGTATCCGCATTGCAAAACGTCATGTAAAATATTTGACGATTAAAGAATTATCAACACAAGAGGGAGTCCTGACGAGGGCTCTTTCTTTTGCTTTTAGGAGGCTGATATGAGATACCATTACAAAAAGCCTACTATTTATCTTTCCATGTATGGCAAACTTTATATTTGTGAACATCCGGTTTACAACAGTTGTACTCTCTTTCAGATTAGCGATAAAGGATTGGCCGTTATTCAGCAGCGATATGATTCTGAAACAAAGAGTACGTGGTGGAGTGAGGTTGACCCCTGGCTGACAGATGATTTATATTTGCATCCGGGATTCAAGAAATACTTTGACGAACGAGCTGGAGAATGTAAAGATGGTCTCTACCCTACTGTTACCGTCCGACAGATTATGTGGGCGTTGAAGATGAAGCCAATTGCGAGAGAACGATGGGAGACGGTCTTTGACCGACGTGATATTTAGACGCCAAATTTACAGCTCCTTTTATGGAAAAATCAACAGATTTTGAAAGGAGTAAAAGGAGTATGGACGAAATGAAGATTGTGTCTAAATTCACAACGAACATGATTTCAAAACTGGTAAAGATGGTATTACGAAAAAAGCTCGGATATGATATTGATATCCAGCTTAATGAAATAAAAACCATGATTACCGATGGTAAGACGCATGTTCATCTGGATGTAGATGCTGAACTGGAAAAGGAAGAACTCGTGAAGATTCTGAAAAAGATTGGTTTGGGTTAAAGGAAATTGGGCCGCTGACACAACGGCTCTTTTTCTTTTTACGCGAAATTTGCATCTCATATTATGAGAGGAATAGACATAGCGCGCTACGGAGCTAGGGTCGTAGTAGGCAACGTGAAAACGGGAATCGACCCATTCCTCTCTTTTATTTTTTGCAGCCAATGAAAGGAGAAAACATATGGGCAAATTTACAACAGGGTTGCGACGATCATCCCCAACAATCCTAACCGCTTTAGGAATCGTCGGTGTTGTTGGTACGGCTGTAACGGCAGTACGAGCAACACCTAAAGCATTGCGGCTTATTAAAGCCAAGAAAGATGAACTGGAAACAGATAAGCTTACGCCTATGGAACTTGTACAAACGACTTGGCGATGTTATATTCCGTCAGTCTTGATAGGTATTGGGACTGTTACTTGCATCGTTGGTATTGGTGTGATGGACAAGCGCAATCAGGCGGCTTTGATGAGTGCGTATACTATGCTTAATGAATCCTATAAACAGTACCGGAAGGCAGCTAAAAAAGTTTATGGCGATGATGCGGATTCAAAGATTCAGGCTGAAGTAGCAAAAGAAACCTATATTTCGGCCGACGGGTTAGGTGTCTATTCGGCGGATATGGACCCCGAAAGTGAGAAGATTCTATGCTACGACATGTTTTCTAAAAGATATTTTACAGCAACTATGGCAGCCATTGTTAATGCTCAGTATCACATAAATCGTAATCTTCAACTTCGAGGCTACACAACTATAAACGAGTTCTATAATTTTATTGGCCTCGATGGTATTAAATACGGAGATGAAATAGCCTGGGCTATGGATGATCTTATGGAAGGAGGAATTATGTGGCTTGATTTTGAAAATCATCGCACTGTGATGGAAGACGGTTTGGAATGTTGTGTGATATCTGCTGTCTTGGAACCTAACAAATTTGATGGGGAATTGGATATTTCCTAGTTCGCAAAAATTGCAAGTTCTATTATGAAAAGGAGGTAATCGCTTTATGACTACTAAAAGTAAATTGATTAAAGTTCTTGGTCTGGCAGCGACTGTAATTGGAGTGGCGGCAACGCTTGTAACCGATTGGGTCAACGAGCAGAAGATGGATGAAAAAATCGAAGAAAAGGTAAATGAAGCACTTGCCAAAAGAGATGACGAAATTGAGGAGTCCTAACAGGGACTCTTCTTTTCTGTTCGGGAGGACCCTATGGACAGTCGAGTTATTTCAGTAATTAAAGATTACATGTTCGATTTATTTGACCCGGGAAGAAATTGGCCAAAGTATGAGTTTCGAAAAAGAAGCTATGAGCGATGGGCGGCAGAGGAAATTCTTAAGAGTATTCAACGCCATCAGGATATTCCGCCAATGAAGGTTGTAAAAGAATTTGTCCGAAGGACAGATGAATTTTCAGGTATCGAACATGACGAACGAAACGATAGTTTTATATTTTCAGTTGCGCATGACGTAGCCACAGATATCCTTGATATTCTGCGAGCTATGAATTAAATAAACACATGCATATTTGAAAGGAGAAAAATTATGAAGGTAACAAGAAAGGTGCAGTTCAAGACAAACGAAATTTGTGTAGGAGATCGGATCACGGTTAGGCTGAGTGGCTTCGGAAAGTTTACGGCTACGGCTCAGAGAGTGACAGACAAGGGAATTCTTTTCCTGTTTGATGAGGTTATCGCCCGGCATCTGATGAATGAGACCAACACCAATGAGGGCGGTTTCGACAAATCGGATATGTGCAGGTGGCTTCGCGAAACGGTTCTTCCGGCATTTCCGGAAAAGCTGAGAACCAGAATTCGTGAGATTACGCTTCCTACATACGGGGAGATTTTCGGCCATGACGATTTTTACGAAAACTTTGAGCCGGATGATGATGAGCAGTTCGAGCTTATGAAGCGGCGCGGAAACAGAGTTTGTGATTTTGAGGATGACTGGTGCTGGTGGTGGCTTCGCAATGCGACCAAGAGGAGCGTTTCTTCGGCTGCTTTCGCCGTTGTGGGCAGCGGTGGCGGTACGGGCTACGCCGGCGCTTCGGGCTCTGGCGGGGTTCGTCCGGAGTTCTGGTTGGTTAAATAATCGCCGCCCCTTGTGGGCGGTTTTATATTTTTGAAAGGGGATGCGCTTATGTGTGACCAGATTCGAAAGGAGAACATCGATGGACAAAAAAACAATAGCGGCAGCTATCCGAAACATGCGAACTGCCGTGAAAAAACACAGTCCGGAAATTCTAACCGGTATCGGGATTGCCGGGATGATTACAACAACCGTGATGGCGGTGCGGGCTACACCAAAGGCTCTAATTCTCATTGAAGAAAAGAAGGATGAGCTGGAGGTAAACGAACTTACACCGAAAGAAATCGTTCAGGCTGCATGGGCTTGTTATATTCCAGCGGCTGTGACAGGCACTGTTTCGATAGCCTGCTTAATTGGAGCCAGTTCAGTAAATATACGGCGCAGAGCGGCGCTTGCTACGGCTTATACACTTTCAGAATCGGCTTTGAAAGAGTATCAGGAAAAAGTGGTGGAAACCATCGGGGAGAAAAAAGAACAGAGTATTCGGGATGCGGTTGCCAAGGATAAAATCGAGAAGAATCCGGTAAGCAATCGTGAGGTGGTTATTCTTGAGCGTGGAAACACTCTCTGCTTTGATACGGTATCCGGGCGATATTTCAAGTCTGATATCGAGAAGATAAAGAAAGCCGTCAATGAGCTTAATCTACGAATGCGGGATGAGATGTATATTTCCCTGAACGAGTTCTATTACGAAATCGGGTTGAACGGGACTTCCATCGGGGATGAACTCGGCTGGAATATCGACCAGGGATATATTGATGTGTCGTTCAGCTCTCAGTTGGCTGATGACGGAACGCCTTGCCTTGTAATCGAGTATCACATCGCTCCGAGATACGATTTCAGCAACGGTTAATGCGCGAAAAAAACAATGGCTTTAATGGAAGAACCACCTATTTTTCTAACTATGAAAGGAGAACAAAAATGGAAGCTAATGAAATTATGACGAACGAAGAGGTTATGGAAACCACTACTGAGGAAATCGTAAAGGCAAGTTCCGCTGGCGGCTTTAAGACCGCGGCTGTTTTCGGATTGGTGTTTATTGCCGGCTATGTGGCTGGTAAGTACATCATCGACCCGACGATAGCCCGCATCAAAGCCCGTAAGCTGAACAAGCAGATGGTTGAGCAGGATGATTTCGAGGACTTCGAGGAAGCAACTATCGTAAGCGAAGAAAATGTTGAAGATCCGGAATAAGGATTAGAAAACAGGGTTCGGACGAGGGAGAGTACCTGAAACAAGGTGCTTTCCCTTTTCCTTTTTGCAGGAGGTGTTTTTATGAACCAGTATGCGTATGACGGACCGGTTATGGAGTTTGAAAACTGTGTCGCGCATCGTTGGAAATCGACCACCTATGCCGTGTCTGAGAAAAAAGCAAGGAGCAATCTTGTGTATCAATTTAAAAAGCAGCACAACAGACTTCCGAATACGAGAATTACGTTACCTGGGAAGCTGATTGCGGCTGGTGAAAGGAGAAAGTAAATGGAAGAATACAAGCCGAATTCTCATAAATCCAAAGAAGAACAGCGAGAATCCGATGCTTTACCTGAGAAAAAAGTAGGGAAAGTAATCACCGGCTCTGCCAAATCAAAAAAGAAAGGTGAAATGCAGAAGTTTGCCGATGTCTTTATTTCCGAGGATGTCGGGAATGTCAAATCCTATATCATTATGGAGGTTTTGGTACCTGCGGTAAAGAAAGCAATCTCAGATATTGTGACGAACGGAATTGACATGATTCTTTACGGTGAAACAGGACGTACCAAGAAAAACTCGACAGCATCCAAGGTATCTTACGGAAAATTCTATGACCGGGATTCTGACCGGAGGAGGGATTATCGTTCAGCGGGGACGAGGGGCGGGTATGATTACGACGACATTATATTTGAAACCCGTGGGGACGCTGAGTCAGTTCTCGATGCTATGAACGACATTATTAGCCAGTATGGAGTGGTCAGCGTTGGCGACTTGTATGATTTGGCTGATGTATCAACAAACAATTATGCCGTGAATAAGTACGGCTGGACGGATATCAGCGGATGCAAGCCTGTTCGGGTAAGAGACGGTTATATTCTCAAGCTACCTAAGGCGCTTCCACTGAATTAGGGAGGGATTTGTTATGTATGAATCAAGAGACAAAATGGTATCCCATCCCGATCACTACCAGTCAGAAACCGGGTTGGAAGTAATCGAGGCCATAGAAGCGTTTACGTTCGACCTCAAGGGTATTGAAGCGGTGGATACCGGTAACATCATCAAATATGCGTGCCGTTGGAAGAAAAAGAATGGAATCCAGGACTTGGAAAAAATCATGTGGTACACGCAGCATCTTATTGATCATCTCAAAAATTTGGAAAAGGAGAATAATTAACCATGAAAAAAGAAGAAATCATGACGAAGGTAAGCGGAACCTTCAATAAAGTCGGCTTTCAGTTGAAAAAACACAGCCCGGAGATTCTCATTGTAGCGGGTATCGTCGGAACCGTAGCGAGTGCGGTTATGGCGTGCCGGGCGACAACGAAGGTCGGAAAAATCATCGACAAGACGAAAAGTGATGTGGATGAGATTCACGATGCGACAGAAAAAGGCGTGACCAAGGCGGGCGAAGACTATTCCATTGAGGATTCTAAGAAAGACCTGTCGGTTGTCTATCTTCAGACCGGGGTTAAACTTGCTAAGCTGTATGCGCCGGCTGTGGCTCTTGGCACTTTATCTATTACCAGCATTTTGGCATCAAACAACATTCTTCGGAAAAGAAATGTGGCACTGGCAGCGGCTTATGCAACCGTAGACAAGAGTTTCAAGGAATATCGGAAACGGGTTATCGAGCGCTTTGGAAAGGAGATTGACCGGGAACTTAAATACAACATCAAAGCGGAGAAGGTAAGTGAAACCGTTATTGATGAGGAAACCGGCAAAGAAAAGAAGGTAAAGAAGACCACTTTCGTCGTTAATCCGTCCGATGTAAGCGGATACGCTCGATTCTTTGAGAAGTACACGATGGACGAAGACGGAAACAGTGTCCTGAATCCCCACTGGGAAAGCAACAACGAGTACAATCTGATGTTCCTGAAAGCACAGGAAAAGTATGCCAACGATTTGCTCAGGGCAAAGAAACGCCTTTTCCTGAATGATGTTTATGACATGCTGGGGCTTCCTCCAACAAAAGCCGGTCAGGTTGTTGGGTGGGTTTACGATGCGGAGCATCCCATCGGTGACAACTATGTCGACTTCGGTTTGTATGCTGACAATCTGAGCTATTCCGATTTTGCGAATGGTCTGGACCCGGCCATCCTTTTGGACTTCAATGTGGACGGAAACATCTGGGAACTGATGTGACTGACGAATGGATTGGATAGTGCTGGCACAGGGAATCCCTATCGGGATATGATAGACTACCCTTGGCTTGGTTCAAAAGACTGACGAAGGGCAGCCGGATATTTTTAAGGAGACGTACATGAAAAAAATAACAGCGATAGCTTCAGCTTTTTCTTTGTGCGTGATTCTGATATGTTCAATCACTACGCACTCTGCCGGAAGTGAAATCTCTGCTGATTCACAAGCAATAGAAATCATTCCGGCATCTATGCCGGTGGTTACTTATATTCCGATAGAGGAGATTTCAGAGTCAAGCTCAGAAGAAATTGCAGATGAAGAACTTTTATCTGAGGAAGATATTTCGCTGATAGCATTGGTAACGATGGCAGAGGCTGAAGGAGAATGCGAAAAAGGAAAACGGTTGGTAATCGACACCATACTCAACCGCATGGATTCGGAGCATTTTCCCAATACGGCTTACGATGTTATCTATCAGCCATATCAGTTTTCCTCAATGTGGAACGGACGTGTAGACCGCTGTGAAGTGCGGGATGATATTTGTCAGCTTGTCAAAGAAGAATTGGAGGTTCGGACAAACTACGATGTTATATTCTTCACCGCTGGCTGTTACAGCGATTACGGCGTTCCCATGTTCCAGGTAGAACACCATTATTTTTCACGTTATGAATGAAAGGAGATTGACATATGAATAGCTTTTTAACATTGGTATCTTACACGCTGGCTGCTATGGCCGGAATCTGTTTTGTCGGCGGTCTTGCCGTTTTATCCGGCGGAAAGGAGCAGTAATCATGGATGGGATCGGGAACCTAATATCCATGCTCGATTATGTGCTGGATACAAAAAGAAAAAGGCATATTACCGGCGGTATCTTACTGAGCGTATCCTTACTCTTCGGAGGATTAGCACTTACAGTAATGACTATCAAGAACGAGGAGGATGAAGAAAATGAATAAAGCAACGGGCTTTGTGATGTTTGTTTTAGGCGCTGCCGTTGGTTCCGTAGCGACCTGGCAATACACCAAGAAAAAATATGAGTGGATTGCCCAGGAGGAAATTGACTCAGTAAAGGAGATATTCTCCAAGCGGGAATCGGCTGCGGATGTTGAGATTACCGCTCCTGAGCCGCAGACAGCAAAGGTCGGTAAACCGGAAGAAAAACCGGATATTTCCGAATATGCTGCGAGGCTGGAACGGGAAGGATATACCAACTACTCGAACGCAAGCGCCGGAGAGAAAAAAGAGGAGCAGGAAGCGATGGAGATGAAACCCTATGTAATCTCACCGGAAGAATTTGGCGAGTTTGAGGATTATGAGCGAATCAGCCTTAGTTACTATGCGGACCAGATTCTGGCAGATGAAGATGATGAAAAAGTAGAAGATGTGGATAATGTTGTAGGTCTGGAATCTCTGGCCCACTTCGGGGAATTTGAAGACGATTCAGTCTTTGTCAGAAATGACAGGCTGAAATGCGACTACGAAATCCTCCTGGATCAGAGGACTTATTCAGACGTTATTAAGCAGAGGCCGCATCAGACGGAGGTATGATGACAAGGAGCGAGCTGAATAGCGAATACTTCGATTGGATGTGTCAACTCGTATGCAACCGCCGGTATACCAGAGGTCTGTCCTATCAGAAACTTTTACGGTTCCTCCATAACGTGGATTTTAATTACACGATTGAAATGGATGGAAACCGAGAAGAAGATGGGATAGATCTCCGGTACCGGTTTGGCTACGAGAATTCATACGAAAACGCCATGATTTCAAGCTACTTGGATAATAGCCCTTGTAGTGTTTTGGAAATGATGATTGCTCTCGCTATTCGTTGTGAAGAACATATTATGGATGACCCGGATATCGGGAATCGGACCGGACAATGGTTCTGGGGTATGATTGAGAATCTCGGTTTACGGAAAATGACAGATGCAAGATTCGACGAGAATTATGCGGACGAGATTATCCAGAGATTCTTAGACCGAAGATACAAGCGAAATGGAGAGGGCGGCCTGTTTACGGTAGAACACTGCCGACGAGATTTGAGAACGGTAGAAATCTGGTATCAGATGTGCTGGTACTTAGACGAAATCGTATAGTTTGGGAGGTTTCGTATGACTCACAACGAAGTATATAAATGGTTTGAACTATATTTTCCGCTTTATGCGGGTGAGAATGCTGCCACATGGTTTCCAAACGGTAAAAACAGCATCCGAGTCCGGCAGACCAATGGCGCTGAATTTATATTTACCTATGGCGGAAAAGACGAATGGCGGTTTGAAACCGCTAAAAGTTTTATCAAAGGCATGAAAGGAGGAAAAGGCTGATGTGCGAGATGCTTGGTTATATTTTTGGAAGTTTACGGTCATCGGAAACGGCAATCAAGGGAATTCGTGTCACTCTTAAGCATCAGAGCAGGTTCAACCGCAATGTCGGACTTTGGGCCTGCGCCATGACCGCTTATGTAGTTATGACGGAATTGGACCGCCGGGAACAGAATAAAAAAATAAAGGAACTCAGCAATGAGATTAAGGAATTAAAGCGCTCGGAAGGAGAGTAAAAAATGCGATGATCGACTTTTTGATGATTTCAACACGTAGTACAAAGCGTGGTGTAATAGAAATCTATCCGAAGTTCATTATTAAAAAAAGCTCCGATCTGATGATTCGAGGTGGTGACTTCTACGCTATCTGGATTGAGGAACGTGGTTTATGGTCTACGGACGAGCAGGATGCTTTGCAGCTCATTGACCGCGAACTGGATAGATACGCAGAAGAAAACCGCCGGCGCTTTGACTCCGATATAAAAGTCCTGCATATGTGGGATGCAGAATCAGGCATGATTGACTCCTGGCATAAGTATTGCCAAAAGCAGATGCGGGACTCATTTCATATGCTGGATGAAAAACTTATATTTTCCAACACGGAGACCAATAAAAAAGATTACGCCAGTAAAAAGCTGAATTATCCGCTTGAAGCTGGCGATTTGTCTGCCTATGAAAAGCTGATGTCAACTTTATATTCTGAGGAAGAACGGCAGAAGATTGAATGGGCGATTGGTTCGATTGTGTCTGGAGAATCCAAACGGTTGCAGAAATTCATGGTGTTATATGGAGCCGCAGGAACGGGTAAATCCACAGTGCTGAATATCATCCAGCAGCTCTTTGAAGGGTATTACTCGGTATTCGATGCGAAAGCACTGGGTTCGTCCAGTAATTCTTTTGCGTTGGAGGCGTTTAAGAGTAATCCTCTCGTGGCAATTCAGCATGACGGCGACCTGTCCAGAATTGAAGATAACACAAGGCTTAACAGTCTGGTTTCTCACGAACTTATGACGGTGAACGAAAAGTTTAAATCGACATATTCCAACCGATTCAAGTGTTTTCTCTTTATGGGAACAAATAAGCCGGTGAAGATTACGGACGCGAAATCCGGTTTGATTCGGCGATTGATAGACGTTTCGCCAACAGGTAACAAACTGAATCCGAACGATTATAAAGATATTGTGAAGCGGGTTGGGTTTGAACTGGGGGCGATTGCGTATCACTGTCAGGAAGTATATTTATCCGCTCCGAGTATGTATGACGATTATATTCCGATTGCCATGCTTGGGGCGTCCAACGATTTCTATAACTTCATTGTTGATTCGTATCATGTGTTCAAAAAAGAGGACGGGACGACAATGAAAGCGGCATGGGAGATGTACAAGACCTACTGTGACGAAGCAAAGGTGTCTTTTCCATTCTCCCAAAGAATCTTTAAGGAGGAATTGAAAAACTATTTTCGGGACTACAAGGAACGGTTCAATCTTGAAGATGGTTCGCGGGTTCGCAGTTACTATTCCGGATTTCGGATTGAGAAATTTGAAACCGAAAAAAATCCGGCAGGTGAAATTGTGGAAACAAAACCGGCGCCCATCGAGTTCAAAGAGCAGGAATCCGTTTTTGACAAGGAATGTAAAACCTGCCCGGCCCAATACGGAACGGATGCCGGTACGCCTGGGAAAAAATGGGCGAATGTCAAAACAACCCTGGATTCCTTGGATACTTCGCAATTACACTATGTCAAGGTTCCCGAAAACCACATCGTAATTGATTTCGATATTCCAGACGAGGAGGGAAATAAATCTTTTGAAAGAAATGTAGAAGAAGCAAGTAAATGGCCGCCGACTTATGCGGAACTCAGTAAAAGCGGATGCGGAGTGCATCTGCATTATATTTATACGGGAGATCCGGCAAGACTGAGCCGCATTTATGACGACCACGTAGAAGTTAAGGTGTTCACAGGCAACAGTTCATTAAGACGGAAACTGTCGAAATGCAACAACCTGCCTATCGCGACAATTAGCTCTGGTTTACCACTGAAAGGAGAAAACAAAATGGTAAATTTTGAAGCGGTTCAAAGCGAGAAAGGGCTTAGAACACTGATAAAACGTAATCTCAATAAAGAGATTCATCCGGGTACTAAGCCCAGTATCGACTTTATTTACAAAATACTGGAGGATGCATATTCCAGTGACTTGAAGTATGATGTCACGGATATGAGGAATGCAGTATTGGCATTTGCAGCGAACAGCTCTCATCAGGCCGACTACTGTATCAAATTAGTAAACAAGATGCAGTTCAAATCCGCCGACACATCCACAGCCGTGAAAAATGAGAGTGCGAAACTGATATTTTATGACGTCGAGGTCTTCCCCAACCTCTTTCTTGTAAACTGGAAAATCGAGGGCGAGGGAAAGCCGGTTGTACGGATGATTAACCCAACCCCATCCGAGATAGAGGACTTAATGAGGTTTCGTTTGGTGGGCTTTAACTGCCGCCGGTACGACAATCATATTCTGTATGCCCGGCTTATGGGATATTCCAATGAGCAGCTCTATAATCTGTCTCAGAAGATCATCAATGGTAGTGCAAACTGTTTCTTTGGAGAAGCCTACAACGTCAGTTATACGGACGTTTATGATTTCGCTTCTGCCGGGAACAAGAAAAGCCTGAAGAAGCTGGAAATCGAAATGGGGAATGTCACGGAAAAAGAGCTGAAAAAGAAAGGTTTTTCCGATGACGAAATTAAAATCATCAAAGCGGGGACCCATCACCAGGAGCTTGGCTTACCGTGGGACCAGCCTGTACCGGAAGAACTCTGGACCAAGGTTGCTGAATACTGTGATAACGATGTAATCGCTACCGAGGCATCCTTTGTTTACTTGAAAGCGGACTGGACCGCAAGGCAGATTCTGGCGGACTTGGCAGACATGACTGTCAACGACACAACGAACAGCTTGACTACCAAAATTATATTTGGAAACAACAGAAAGCCACAGGACCAGTTCCATTACCGAAACCTGGCAGAACCGGTACATGATTTGGACGAGGAAACCTATTCATTCCTTGCCGAAGCGTGTCCAGAAATGATGGAACGTACTCACGGCGAAGCAGGAAGTCTCCTTCCATATTTTCCAGGATACAAGTTCGAAAATGGAAAATCCACTTATCGCGATGAAGAAGTTGGCGAAGGCGGGTATGTCTATGCTGAGCCGGGTATGTACGGAAATGTTGCATTACTGGATATTTCTTCGATGCATCCTCACAGCGCAATTGCAGAAGTCCTATTCGGCGTGAAATTCACAAGAGCATTTCGGGATATTGTCGAAGGGCGTGTAAGCATCAAGCATGAAGCATGGGATATTGTCAATACGATGCTGGATGGAAAGCTCACACCGTATATCCAGAAAGTAATTGACGGTGAAATGACATCCAAGCAGCTTGCTGATGCTCTGAAGACAGCAATCAATTCGGTTTACGGCCTTACTTCTGCCTCTTTCGAGAACGCATTCCGCGATCCGAGAAACAAAGACAATATTGTAGCTAAACGAGGAGCTCTGTTCATGATTAACCTCAAACATGAGGTGCAGGAACGGGGCTTTACTGTTGCCCATATCAAGACAGATTCTATCAAGATTCCTGACGCTACGCCGGAAATTATCCAGTTTGTTATGGATTATGGTAAACGGTATGGGTACACATTTGAGCACGAGGCTACATACGACCGGATGTGCTTGGTGAATGACGCGGTCTATATTGCCAAGTACAAAGATGGTAAGCACGCCGGCGAATGGACAGCTACCGGTACCCAGTTTGCAGTTCCTTATGTGTTCAAGAAACTTTTCAGTGGAGAAGATATTGCTTTCGAGGATATGTGCGAGACCAAATCTGTAAGTAGCGCTTTATATTTGGATATGAACGAAGGGCTGCCAGATGTGTCTGAAGAAGAAAAGCAATACGCAAAGTTGCTAAAAGAACTTAGCGATGTATCAAAACTCGAAGATCCGATGACTGATGAATGTCAGGAATTTGAAAGACTTGGAAAGATTATTGCTGATGGGCACTGCTATCGTTTCATCGGAAAAATCGGACAGTTCTGCCCTATCAAGGACGGGTGCGGCGGCGGACTCCTGATGCGGGAGAAAGATGGAAAATACTATGCCGCTACGGGTTCAAAAGGATACCGGTGGCTGGAATCGGAAATGGTTCGGGAGCTGGATAAGCAAGACGATATCGACCGCAGCTATTATGACAAGCTGGTTGATGACGCGGTTAAGACTATTTCGGAGTATGGCGATTTCGAATGGTTCGTGTCTGACGACCCGTATATTAAGGAGCTTGGTGCCAACGATGCTGATGTTGATTCTGAGGTTCCACCGTGGATGCCGCCTTGCAGGGAAATGAAATACGCGACGTGCTTTGACTGTCCGAATTTTCATAATGACAAGTTCCATATGGATTGCAATCTTGGGTATGATATTTCGGATGTGATTATGAGCCATTCCATGAATCCGCCGGAAGACGATCCCGATGAAGAATATTTACCATTTTAAAAGAAAAGGAGAACGATTATGTCTAAAAGAGTAAACGACAACATCATCATGGAGAATGCCCGTATCATCTTCCGGAACTTTTCCGGTAAAGAGGGAAAGTATAACAGAGCTGGAAGCCGCAATTTCTGTGTTGTGATTGACGACCCGGAACTGGCCCAGAGATTGGCTGAGGAGGGGTGGAACATCCGTGTTCTTACCCCGAAGGATGAGGGCGATGAGCCGAAGCACTATCTCCAGGTCGCGGTAAGCTTTGAAAATATCCCACCAAAGGTGTTCATGATTACCAGAAGAACGAAAACGCAGTTGGACGAGGAGGCGATTGACTCTCTGGACTATGCTGAGATTCGTAATGTGGATTTGACCATCCGGCCCTACAACTGGGTAATCCAGGAAGGAACGAAGAACGAGAAATCTGGGGTTAAGGCATATTTAAAAAATATGTATGTCACCATCGAGGAAGATGAATTTGCGGAAAAGTATGCCGAAATGGAGGGCCCGGACGAGCTTCCGTTCAACTAAGACTTATATTTTTGAAAGGAGAAACTATGGCGTTTTGGAAGAAAAAGAAGAAGCAGACCACAGCCAAAAAGAAAACGCCTGCCACTTCGCCTAAGACGGATTCGCCAAAAATGAAGCCGGTTCCGGAATGGAAACCTACGATTTCAATGCCGACCTACAAACCGCCGAGCAAAGATGTTGATTCAGAAGTTCCCAAAAAGCCGGAGCCGAAACCAAAAACAAGTCCCAGAAAAAATGACGGTAGAAAGGAGTTCTTGGATTCTTTCAGAAAACTTACCTATCGTCATAGAGCTTGGGATATTTGGAGGGATTTCGTAATCATGTTTGCCTGCTCGCTCTCGAATCCAGTGGATAAATTCCATTATGATGAGCGGGAAGCCAGATATATGAAAATCATCAAGAAATACAATAAACAGGAACAGGCGATATTTCCTGAACTTGCTGCTCAGACAGTCTTGGCCTTGGAAGAAAACCAGGAACAGGACTTTCTGGGCAGTATTTTTATGGAACTCAATTTAGGCAATGAGTCCGGCGGGCAATTCTTTACACCGTATCACGTTTGTGAACTTATGGCGGAAATTGCCTTAGGTGATAATGTGGCTCAGCAGGTTAATGAACAGGGCTACATAACTATCTGTGACTCATGCTGTGGCGCGGGAGCCACTTTGATTGCTGGTGTTCATGCCGCAAGAAAGCAGTTGGAGAAGGAACATTTGAATTATCAGAACCACGTTTTGGTAGTTGCACAGGATATTGACGAGATTGTGGCTCTGATGTGCTATATTCAGCTTTCTCTGCTGGGCGTGGCAGCTTATATCAAGGTCGGTAACACCTTTACAGAACCTATTGCTGAGGGTGACTCGACGGAAAATTACTGGTTTACAATGATGTATTTTTCCGATGTGTGGGCAATGCGAAGAATGGTTCGTAAAATGGACGAGCTTTTGAAAGGAGAATCTGATGAAAGAAAGGCTGACTAATCTGCTGAGGGAGATTGATTTCTTCTTGAACAATTCTCCCATAGAAGATGACTGCACTAATAAGGAAAACGAAATGTATTCCGATATGGCGAATCTGAAAAACAGCATCGAAGCGGTGCTTGAAGACATGTAAACAAACATTGAAAGGAGAAAAATCATGAGCAAGGAAATGAACGCACGCGAGTTTATGAAAACCATGGAGGGATTGATCAACTCTCCGAATCAGAAGCTGATTGGTGACATGAGAGGCGGTTATGTATACGCAGCCGATACTGATAAGCCGGAATTGATGTATGCTGCCACTGAAATCAGCAAAGCGAACCGGAGGGCAACGGAGGCAGAGAATCGTCTTGATGCTCTTAAATACGCGGTGAACGATGTGTTCGGTACCGCGGAACTGCATAGAAAAATGACATTGGAAATTAAGAAAGTCATCTTCAACAATCCTGCAACGATTGTCTTCTGGGCAGACGGCACCAAGACAGTAGTAAAGGCAAAAAATGAAGACTTCGATCCGGAGAAGGGTCTGGCGATGGCTATCGCAAAAAAAGCGTTGGGTAACAAGGGCAGCTATTTCAACAAGATTAAGAGATGGACCAACGACTACAACGAGGGTGACTGATTATGGCAGGGGTGCAGCTCTACGACTATCAATTAGATGCTGTCAAGAAGATGAAAAATGGCTGCATTCTTTGTGGTGGCGTAGGTAGTGGAAAATCACGAACTGCACTTGCTTACTATTATATTTGCAATGGCGGAGAAATTGATACTGAGGAGTATGCTGTGATGGATGATGTTGGAATTAAAGACCTTTATATCATCACAACTGCTCGGAAACGGGACACGAAGGAGTGGGAGGGTGAGCTGTCGCCCTTCCTTCTTTCTACTTCTCATGAATTCAATCTGTATCGAAACAAAGTAATTGTAGATTCGTGGAACAACATAAAAAAATACGCAGAGATTACGGACGCCTTCTTTATATTTGACGAGCAGCGCGTGGTTGGCTCTGGAACATGGGTAAAATCGTTTCTGCGGATAGCAAAAAGAAATCAGTGGATTCTTCTTTCCGCTACTCCAGGAGATACTTGGCAGGATTATATTCCGGTCTTTATTGCGAATGGGTTTTATCGGAATCGAACCGAGTTTACCAGAGAGCATATTGTTTACAGCCGATTCAGCAAATTCCCGAAAGTGGACAGATATTTGAATACTGGTCGGTTGATTCGGCAGAGGAATGATATTTTGGTAAACATGGATTTCGAGAGGACTACTGTTTCTCATCACGAAGATGTGTATGTTAAGTACGATGTTGAGAAATACAAGGATGTGTCTCGAACCAGATGGGACCCATATAAAGAAGAACCTATCATGAATGCTGGTGGTCTCTGCTATGTTTGGCGGAAGATTGTGAATACATCGGAAGCCCGACAGGTTGCCTTGCTGGAAATTGTTGAGAAACATCCGCGAGCCATCATCTTCTACAATTTTGACTACGAACTGGAAATTCTTAGGGAAATGTTTCTTGGCCGTGCAGATTGTGGAGATACTGGAGATTTTGAAATGGCAGAGTGGAACGGGCATTCCCATCAGCCGATTCCAGAAGCTAAGAGCTGGGTATATTTAGTTCAGTACAATGCAGGAGCTGAGGGTTGGAACTGTATCAAGACTGACACGATTATATTTTACTCTCAGAATTATTCCTACAAGATTATGCAGCAATCAGCAGGTCGAATCGACAGGCTAAATACGCCCTACAAAGATTTGTACTACTATCACTTGAAATCCCGTTCTGGAATTGATTTGGCTATCAGCCGGGCATTGAAAGATAAAAAGGACTTCAACGAAAGTGGGTATGTAAAATGGTAGAAAAGGAGAGTCGAATGAAAGGAAAATCTGACACTATCCTGGTAAGCTTCGACTATACGCACGGAGATGTTCCGGTGTTGATTGTCGGAAGAAAGAAAAAAGGCGAGATAGAGGTTATCAACGCTTTTAAGGGTGAGGAGGCAAAAGAGCTGTATCAGAGGCTCACGGCGAAGAAAGGAGAAGTATGAAACAACCGAAAAGACTAACTTGTGAGCAGAAACGGTGTCTGTCAGCACACAGTCTCAATTGGAAAGACTGGATGTTTGTTGAGGAAACTGAATTCTGCTATCGTATCATCAATAAGAAAACGGGTGCTATTAAGAGTGTGGATAAGTTTCGGAGGAGATAAGGATGCAACGGTTGTTGTTTGATTTCTGGATATTCCTACTTACGTTATCCATAAAGTTAAAAGCACTTGATGAAATTGAATTCATCGACCTGTTAAGGCAATTGGACTATCAACAAAAAATATATGCAATGTGGTTACGATATTTTATTTGAAAAGGAGAAAAATCATGAAAACAATTAAAGAAAACTGGAAAGTTGCATGGATTGTTGCAGCCGGAGTTGTAGCTGTTATTTTATTGTGCGTATTCGGAGTTCAGAGTGCTCAGAACAGAGCTTTTTCACTGGAAGAGCAGGTAAATACGGCAGCATCTGATATCAAGGTGCAGGAAAAACGCAGGGTTGATTTGGTTTATAACCTCGCGGATTGTGTCATGCAATATGATAAACATGAGGCGGAGACTCTTACTGCAATTGTTGAAGGGCGTGGTTCTACCGGAGATATTGAAAATGTTACAACTGCCATAACTGCTGTATCAGAGGCATATCCGGAACTAAAATCCAATGAGAATTATAAAGAGTTGATGAATGAGCTTTCTATTACGGAAAATTTAATCGCCGAGTATCGGAGCAACTACAATCGCCAGATAAAGGAATACAACCGATATGTAAGAAAATTTCCGACCAGAATATTTTTAAGTATCCTTGGCTATGAAGTACAGGAATATTCGTATTTGGATTATGATGCACCTGTCGATGCTCCCCAGAATTTATTTGAGGAGTAGTGCTTATGAGAGGATACAGACGACATAGAGGTTTTGATTTTGGCGACTTCGAAATTACAAAACGCGAAATACTGGCAAGCATATCAATCATTGCTGTCATGTTACTTATTGGTGTTCTTATCGCTGGGAGAATCTCTGATTGGGAATTAGACCGAAACGAGAAATATAACAAGGCGATAAAAATCAAAACCCAAGATCTTTTTGAATATGGTATGCGGACAAATGTCGGTAATGCTTTTGTGTATGGCGAGTTAGAAGCTGTTGATACCGTTACATATCCGGAACTTGATTCTGTTTACATGTATGTTGAGAAAGTGAAAGAACGGTATACAAAACATACTCGACAAGTGGCACATACGAGAACTGTTAATGGAAAAACGCAGACGTATTATACGACCGAAACATATTGGACCTGGGATAGAGTCGGTAGTGAGGAGCTGATGTGCCGTGAAATATCGTTTCTGGGGCATATTTTTCCTTCAGAAAAGATAGATCTTCCCGGAACCGAGTACATTGACACCATAAAAGAGTCTGGTCACATTCGGTATAAATATTATGGCGTTGGGGTGAGTTTTACCGGAACTATCTTCGCAAATTTGAAAGATGAGACTATATCAAACAACACGCCGTTTTATGAAAACAAATCAATTGAAGAAACACTGGAACATTTGGAATCCGATTCGATACTAATAATATTTTGGATATTCTGGATCGTCTTAATCGGGTTCTGTGTCTATGGTTTCTATTATATTGATAACGAATGGCTAGAATAATCAGTTTTCTGAAAGGAGAAAAAGAGATGAAAAACAAAATTATTGCGGTGGATTTTGACGGTACTTTGTGCGAGAATAAGTGGCCGGAAATCGGAAAAGCAAACAAAGAGATGATTACATATCTGAAAGACCGGCAGGCGAATGGAGACAAGCTCATCCTCTGGACATGTCGGGTGGACGATATGCTGAAAAATGCAATTAGCTGGTCTGCCGAGCAGGGACTTGTATTTGATGCTGTCAACGAGAACCTGCCGGAAATAGTGGCATCTTTCGGAACGGATACGAGAAAGATATTTGCCAACGAGTATATTGACGACCGGAATGCTTGGCTTCCTTCAAAGGAGGTAGCGGACATTCTTTATCTCTGTGACGGAAAACAGTGTGGTGATTCCTGTCCTTCGGCGGAATGTAAGCACACTTCGGATATATCTCACGCCAAGAATTTTGTAAAGGGAGATTACGATTCTTACTGGGAAAAGAGGAACAGCGATGAACCGAGGTAGATTTATTCAGGGGCTGAAAAGCGACGTTCAGCTTTCAGAAAAAGAACGCCGGCGAATTATTCGGAACAGTATAAAAAAGTATCCATGGAAACTGAAATGCACTGTCGCTATGGAGGAGTTCGCCGAGTTGCAACAGCAGGTCAGTAAACAGATTCGTGGATATGGTGACAAACTTGGACTCTTGGAAGAGATAGCAGACGCTTATATTTGCTTATCTTTTCTTGAGTCCATTTTTGATGTCAAGCCGGAGGATTTGCAAAAGGCTATTGATGTGAAATTACAAAGAGAAAGAGAGAATTGCCGATGAGTGTGAAAAATTGTACCACCTGCACAGAAGCTATATTTTGTTCTTCTTGGGGCAGGTATAGATGCAAAATAAGAAAGATACGGATTAAACCTGATGATAACGAATGTGCCTACTGTGGCTTATATAAGAAAGGAAAACCAGATACGGATTGCCGCTGTAAGGTGTGCGAGGAAAGGAGCAAAGAAGATGATTAAGATTGAAAAGGTAAGCATTCATGGTTTGGAGGAAACCATCAGAGGGATGCGTAACCCGATGAACAGTTGGGATAAGTCCGATAGCGGGACTTGTAAGGGCGGTGATGACGGTATCGGCTGTAAAAACTGTGCTAAAGAGGCTTCCTGCGAGCATACTTATGACCACTCTTTCCAGCTTGGTAAAGCCGATCACGAGCTGATGATGAAGCTGGCAGCAGGCGGGCCGGTTCATGCAAAGTACCGCCGGATGATTACGGTGTACCTGGATATTACTGCTCCGCTCTACTGGTGGAAGGAGTTTGATACCTATAAGGTGGGAACCGTAGCCAATTCCTGCTCCACCATGCATAAGATTCAGGCGAAAGAATTTGCGCTGGACGATTTCTCACATGAGCATTTGGATGACTTCTGCGATTACCATGATGGTGTTACTGAATCCGAGACCACATCGTTTTTTAAAGCATCCATGCTGGGAACCGTGTATTCGCTAAATGTTGCCAGAGAATTATATTTGCGAACCAAAGATAAGAAATACTGGTGGCAGATGATTCAGCTTCTTCCAAGTTCCTATAACCAGAAACGGACGGTCATGCTGAACTATGAAGTGCTTGTCGGGATTTATCGCTGGCGCAAAGACCATAAGCTGGATGAGTGGCGCGAGTTCTGCCGATGGATTGAGCAGCTTCCGTATAGCGAGATTATTACTTGTAATGCGAAAGGGGATGTCAAACCGAAATGAAGAAACGAATTTTAAGCGTGGTATTGGCGATTATGATGATGGTTTGTTTGGTAGGATGTGGTTCAGTAGTGCATACAGAGGGAGACGATGATCCTTCAATGTTTGTTTGCATAGAAACCACTGATTATTGGATGGTTGTCTATCACAAGGAAACAAAAGTTATGTATGCCGTAAACAAAAATATTTTTAACAACGCTGGGTGTGGAGTATTTTCCCCGCTTTACAATGCAGACGGAACGTTGCAGGTTTATGAAGGAGATAATATCAAATGAGCGCACAGTATGATTTATATTTACAGCAGCACCGCAACAACGTCCATAAAGGCTTCCAGTGGATTCAGGAGAACCTTCCTGAACTATTGGTAGACGGTGTGGCTTGGCAGACAGAGTTTGCGCACGATGCTTCCAAGAATGAGCCGGATGAATATGAAGCCTACGACCGATATTTCTACGGCAACAACAAATCTTATCAGGTTGTTCAGGATTACAAACGAGCATGGCTTCTGCATCTTCACAGGAATCCTCATCACTGGCAGCACTGGGTTCTCATTAACGATGATCCCAAAGAGGGTGAGATTGCGCTGGATATGCCTTACAATTATATTCTCGAAATGATTTGTGATTGGTGGGCATTCAGTTGGCAGAAAGGCGATCTTAATGAAATATTCAACTGGTACGATGAGCATAAGACCTATATGAAGATGAGTCCAAAAACTCGAAAGTCGGTTGATACCATTCTCGGAAAGATGAAAGAGAAGCTTTCCGAATCTAATTCGAAAGGAGAAAATTTATGAACTTTGTACAGTATATGCTTGCTTTTTTGGTTCTCTATATTTGTGTGTATGCGCTGATTAACAGAGTGTGCCAGTGTATTGAGCACTGTGCGACCGCCAGAGCATATTCCAAGTTCAGAGAAAATGGAGTGCTGGTAAAGATGGATGCCGTGGAGGCAGGTATCATAAAATCAAAAAAGGAGAAGGACAATGTCAAAGAAACGGTTTCGTAAGTTGATTCTTCATTTTGTGCTGGCGTTGGCGGCGGTTGTGGTCTTATTGATCGCAATCGCTTTTCTTGTGGCTTGGATTGCTTGGAGATCGGGCGCACCGTTGCCGTCATAAGGGGGAATATTATGTGGAAGCGTGAATTGATAAAGAACAAACTATATTCCGCTGCGCTTATCTCTCTGGGAGCCCTTAGCATCCCGATTGAATATGATGCAACGGCTTTTATATTTACCCTGATAATGGGACTACCGCTCTTCTTTGCAAAGGAGAACTGGATTATGTGAGGAGGGCTGTGAGATGCGGATAAAGAAAGCTGCTGGGAAAGTATACGGAGCCGCTATGACTGTTGCCGAGAAAAAAGCTATGAACCTCGAAATTCAGAGGCAACTCGCAGAGTACGATAAAAAACACGCGACAGAAATTGACGCACTCATTTTATGGGTTCTCCATTCAGAGTTTGGTTTTGGAGAAAAAAGGCTGCGAAGGTTCTACGATCGATTCAACAAAGCCATAGCAGAACTTCTCGAACGATATGTTATGGAGGAGGATGATAAAGTTTGGCTCTGTACATATTTATTGAAGCAATATGGAATCGATCTGAAAAAATGGCGTGAAGAAGGAGGTGAGAAGTCTTTTGACGGATAGAGATTTACGAAAGAATGCAGAGGGTTATTCTGACCCGACTGCTTATGAGGCGATGAAGAATCTGGACAGAGAGGACGAGCGGTTTCACAAACTGCTGCATACCATCTTTGATATTTGTGAACTGGCCGGCTTCCATCTGGAGGAGCGAATCGTTTTACGGGACGAGCAGACGGGAAGGATTTGGAGGTAGAACTTATGGCAAGATGTGAAAAATTGGAGGTGAAGTTTGTGGGCGGAGGAGTTAGAGAGACAATGTGTACTCGTTGTACACACAGAAAAGTATGCAAAAACATCGAAACATACATGGAATTTCTCAAGAAATCCGAGAGAGTATACGAAGAATTTCCGAAAGATATTGATTTTATAGAGCGGAAAGATCCGGTATGCAGATTCTACGATAAGAAACCCGACGTCAATTTACGGTAAATTTTATCGTCCGTACCGGTCTTCGGAGCCCGATGAAGTCTAATCTAGGTTAAAAATCTCTGCCCACTTTTGGTTTTTGAAAATGGGCTTTTGGTCAGAAAAAGTGGGTTTGGGGCAAATCTGGGTAGAATTTGGGCAGCCTTTTGAGATTTGTACGGACGATTTTACCCGGGTTTCTGCCCACTTGCCCACTTTCTGCCCACTTTTAAAACATGAATTTGGCCACAAATTTGGAGATTCGACCATCGAAAAACCCAGTATTTATGCGGGTTTGCGGGTTTTGAAAAATTAAAAAGCCCACTTGCCCACTTTTTTTCTTAAACTATTATGATAGAAAGTTTAATAGTATATATAAATAGGGACGGAAAAAGTGGGTTTTTGGCCACAAGCAAGAAAAGAGGTGTTATATGAGTAAAAAAGTTACATGGCTTGAAATCTACAAGGACTTTCAGAGGAGGTTTCCGAGGCTGTCAAAAAACGCTGCCCGCTACCAGCCGAATGGGTATCTGTCCATACTGGTATATTTTATGGATGGTACGAAGATGGTCTATGACTACATGGAGCAGCGGGGACAATTGATTACGGCGTAAAGCCCATAGCACAAATTTCCGAAATTGTCAAGTGATTGGCGGAAAATTTCTTGGAAAGTGTTTCTTTTTTCGGCTGGTTGTGCTATACTTATTCTGCGACACAATTCTATATCGATCTTAATCACGGAGAATAACCTTGGCAAAGGGTGTATTCTCTCTTTACTCATGCCGTGATTAGGATGGGATTGTGTCGCAACAATGAGGGATTCACTTTTGCAGGTGCGTCTCATCATTGGGGCGCACTTTTTTATTGCGCTTTTATATCTTCTGATATGGAGGTAATGTATGGGAGCCAGTAACAATAAAGGAAATAGAAACCTGAACGGAATAGCGGGTATCATTACAGCAATTGGTACAGTAGTAACAGTTGCGACGCCTTTGATTGAAAAAGCTATAGATAGTGCAGGTACCGAGACAAAAGTGAAAGTTGAAGATAAAGTCAAAATCCCCGAATTGTATAGAAAAGGATTTCCAATCGACCTAGAACAAGCGATTAAAATATTGGAAGATTGTGGACTTAAAAGTTCAACAAGTAGATTAACATTAAGAGAATCAAATCCTAAGTACAAAGATTGTTTTGATTCGCAAGTTATAGATTCTAATCCAAAGCAGGGTACTACCGTTAAAATTGGCTCCACAATATGCTTGAGATACATACCAAATGAGGTTATTGTAGAGAGTCAAAGGCTTTTTGATGAAATGGAACATACTAAAGTTGAGGCTAGAGAAAAGAAGGAGATAAAGAAGCTTGAACGAAGAGAAACGATTGATAAAGCCGCGCAAGGAGTCAGAAAAATATTTAAGCGAAATAGTAAAGACAAAATCGATAAGGGAGGAGAAACGATAGATGAGCAAGAAGGAAAAGAAAAAGCGTAGCACTGCTGGTTTGATTTTGGATGTGTTCCTCACATTCTTCACCGGAGGTCTGTGGCTTATCTGGATACTGATACGGTATCTAAGAAACAACAGCTAACACCGCAAAAAACTGCATATTGATTTATGGGAGACAGAGGTGCTTTTTCGGTATCTCTGTTTTTTTACGCTTATTTTACAATGCCTTTTATGGAAATACCTATTTCGAAAGGAGAATAATTATGGATATTACAAAAAAAGTTGCAAAAATGAGATTTATCTATCACACAAATATGCTTGATATTTGTAATGTGCTGAATCAACTTGGCATATTGAAAGACGAAAAAGCGGAGATTGTGATGAAAGATCACTGCATGAAATCTTTTGACTGTATGGAAAGAATGGGTCTTGACGTAAGAGGTTATTTCAACAAACACAAAAATGAGACGGAGTCCTGATAGGACTCTTTCTTTTGCTCTTTTTTAGCCCGCGAAAAAAACATTCCCTTTTATGAAGAGAGAGGATAAAATAGCCATTTTTAAAGACTACATTCTCTTTTTCGTTTTCTGAAAAACAAAGAAAGGAGGCTCGCTGAAATGTTGGAGAGCAATTTTCAGGCGCAGTTGATAAAAGAACTGAAAAAAATGTTTCCCGGTTGCATCGTCACAAAGAATGATTCCAGTTATATTCAGGGTATTCCCGACCTGACCATCCTTTACAAGAACAAGTGGGCTTCCTTGGAATGTAAGAAAAGCGCTGGAGCAAAAAAGCAGCCAAATCAAGAATACTATGTCGGATTGATGAACGAGATGTCATTTTCAAGATTCATCTGTCCGGAGAACAAGGAGGAAGTGTTATATGAACTTCAACAATCATTTGAATCTTGAAGGGCAACACGCTTTTCTCGGCGCAAGTAAATATCATTGGATTAACTATGATGAGTCCAAGGTTGCCGAATCCTATTCAAAGTTTTTGGCAACACAAAAAGGAACCGTTCTTCATGAGTTCGCAGCACAGTGTATTCGGTTGGGGCAAAAGCTGCCGAAGTCGCAGAAAACATTAAATATGTATGTGAATGATGCTATCGGATTCAAAATGGTTCCGGAACAGGTTCTCTTTTATTCGGAGAATTGTTTTGGAACAGCGGACAGTATTGCGTTTAGAAACGGTTTGCTTAGAATTCACGATTTAAAAACCGGTGTGATTCCGGCACATATGGAGCAGCTTATGATTTACGCTGCTCTTTTTTGTTTGGAATATAAAGTGAAGCCTGGCGAGATTGAAATTGAATTGCGTCTGTATCAGAACAACGAAATTTTGTATCACACGCCGACGGCTGAAGAAATTGTTCCAATCACTGACAAGATTATCACCTTTGATAAGATTATCAACAAAATCAAAGAACAGGAGGGCTAAGCCATGAATTCCATTGCGGAAGAAATGTTAATGCATTACGGGATGCCGAGACGTTCCGGCAGATATCCTTGGGGTTCTGGAGATAACCCTTATCAGCGCAGCGGAGATTTTTTGAGCCGTGTTGAGGAACTAAAAAAGCAGGGACTCAGTGAAACGGATATTGCAAAATCGATGGGTCTTACCACAACGCAATATCGTACTCAAAAATCGTTAGCCAAGGATGAAAGAAGAGCTCTGGATGTGGCGAGGGCAAGGTCTCTTCGTGAAGACGGAAAGAGTCTGAATGAAATCGCAGCAATTATGGGGTTCTCCAACGATTCCTCTGTTCGCTCTCTTTTGAATGAAAATTCAGAAGCCCGTATGAATCAGGCTAGGAAGACAGCGGATTTTTTAAAAGAACAAATCGAGAAAAAAGGAATGATTGACGTTGGAACCGGTGTTGAGCGAGAACTTGGCATTTCAAAAGAGAAACTGAACCAGGCGCTTTACATATTGGAGTCAGAAGGTTATCCGATTTATGGCGGCGGCGTTCCCCAGGTTACAAATCCGGGAAAACAGACAAATATTAAAGTTATCTGTCCTCCTGGAACAGAACATAAGGAAATCTACAATTTTGAGAATGTTCATTCGTTGAGTGATTACGTTTCTCATGACGGCGGTGAAACCTACGATCCGAAATATGTCTATCCCAAAAGTATGGATTCCAGTCGGATTCAGATAAGGTACGCTGAAGATGGCGGAACTCAAAAGGATGGTGTTGTTGAGATTCGAAGAGGTGTCGATGATCTGTCTCTCGGTGAATCTCACTATGCGCAGGTTCGGATTCTCGTTGACGGTACGCATTACATTAAAGGAATGGCTATTTATTCAGATGATCTTCCCGATGGTGTAGATGTTGTGTTCAATACCAATAAGAAAACCGGAACCCCGATGCTCGGACCCAAGAATGACACCGTTTTGAAACCTATTGGAAAAGACCCGGATAATCCGTTTGGTTCGCTGATAAAAGACGGTATCGTTGACCCTGATGACCCGACTTCTAAAAAAGGCGGACAGAGTTATTACTATGACAAGGATGGTAAAAAACAGCTTTCGCTTATTAACAAAAGAGCGGAAGAAGGAGACTGGGGTGAATGGAGCGACCATCTTCCTTCACAATTTTTGTCGAAGCAAAGTATGACTTTGATTAAGAAGCAGCTTGGTTTGGCTACCGCTGATAAGCAGGCAGAATTTGACGAGATTTGTTCTCTTACGAATCCCACAGTCAAAAAGGCATTACTGAAATCCTTTGCTGATGATTGTGATTCTGCGGCAGTCCATCTACAGGCAGCGGCTTTACCGAGACAAAAGTATCAGGTAATTCTACCAATCACCTCTATGAAAGATAATGAGGTGTATGCTCCTAACTACCGGAATGGAGAACAGGTTGCTCTTATTCGATTCCCTCATGGCGGAACCTTTGAGATTCCGGTTCTTACTGTAAACAACAAGCAGGCCGATGCTAAAAGAATTCTTGGTAATGCTATGGATGCTGTTGGCATCAACAGTAAGGTTGCAGAAAGATTATCTGGTGCCGATTTCGATGGCGATACCGTTATGGTAATTCCTATTGGCGGTAAAGTAAAGATTACATCGACTCGTGCATTGGAAGGACTGGAAGGATTCGATCCGAAGCTTGAATATGGCGGGAAACCTGAAGGCAGCTTCAAGCCCATGAGAAATACTCAGACCGAGATGGGTAAGATTTCAAATCTGATTACTGACATGACGCTTCGTGGCGCTGTTCCTGAGGAACTTGCTCGTGCAGTACGGCACAGTATGGTTGTTATTGATGCTGAAAAGCACCATCTCGACTATAAGCAAAGCGAGATTGACAATGGGATTGCGTCTTTGAAGAAGAAGTATCAGGGAAGCTATGATGAAGATGGTCGGTATCACGAAGGAGCCGCAACTCTGATTTCAAGAGCCAAGTCTGAGACATCGGTATTGAAACGAAAAGGAAGTCCTATCATAAATCCGGAGACAGGAGAGCAGACTTACAAAGAAGTTTATGAGGAGTACACCGACAAGAATGGAAAAACAAGAGTCAGAACTCAGGCAAGTACCAAGATGGCTGAGACTAAGGATGCATTCACCCTCGTTTCCGATGCAGATACTCCCCAGGAAAGAGCCTATGCTACTTATGCGAATGAGATGAAATCTCTTGCAAATCGGGCTCGTAAGGAGATGCTCAGTACCGGTAAGATTGCCTACTCCGCCTCTGCTAAAGAGACATACCAGGAGGAGGTAGATCATTTGATGGCCCAGTTAAATGTGGCACTTAGGAATGCTCCTCGTGAAAGGCAGGCCCAGGTTATTGCGAATGCTACCGTAGCTGCTAAGAAACAGGAGAATCCCGACATGACAAGGAGCGAGATTAAGAAAGCATCCCAACAGGCGTTAACGGCGGCTCGTACCACTGTCGGAGCGTCGAGAGAAACAATCTCGATAAGCGACCGTGAATGGGAAGCTATTCAGGCTGGCGCTATCAGTGAGAACCGGCTTACACAAATCATTAACAACGTTGACATCGATACTCTTAGACAGCGCGCAACACCTCGCTCCACCACAGTTCTAAGTACAGCCAAGGTGAACAAGATTGCATCTATGAGTGCCTCTGGGTACAGCACTGCTGAGATAGCCGAGGCTCTTGGAGTATCCACATCGACCGTGAACAAATACCTAAAATGAAAGGAGTGAGCTAAGTATTTATGGAAAGACGATGTGCTTTGACAACGATTGACAATCCTTTCAATCCATTCGAACAGTTCACTTCTTGGTTCTTGTTCGATGAGGAAAAAGGCTATCACTCAAGCGCATACTTGGGAAGAATTGCTCGAACTTCCGATCAGCTTTCGGATGAAGAAAACAATCAGGAAATTGAAAGAGCAATTGACGAGATTATCAAGTATGACTTCACCAACATCTACCGAAAAGTGATACAGCAAGTTGCGACTGCTTGATAAGAAAAATAAAAAAGTGGTGTTATTAAAAACACCACTTTTTTATT